TATCAGTTGAGTATGATTTAGAATATTAGTGAAAAGTTTATTTGATTTTATCGTTGAGCCAGTAGGCCAGCGATATTCTAATGATATTAAAATAGGTGACAAAAGCCTTATAATTAACACAAAATTAGAAAGTTATAAGTCTGTTAACAATATTGGAAAAGTTATTGAAACTCCAAAAACCTATGAAACAAATATAAAAAAAGGAGATCTAATCATGATTCATCATAACGTCTTTAGAAGATTTTATGATATGAAAGGTAAGCAAAAAAACAGTAAGTCTTATTTTAAAGATAATATGTTTTTTGTTCAACAAGATCAAATTTATTTATATAAAAGAAAAGATAAGTGGCAAGCTTTTGGCGACAGATGTTTTGTATCACCTATCAAAGACGAAGTCGATATACACAACTGGTTAGAGCAAGACCTTATTGGTATACTAAAATATGGTAATAGCTCCTTAGAAGCGCTAGAAATCAACGAGGGAGATCTTGTAGGTTATAAACCTTTTGGTGAATATGACTTTATTGTAGATGGCAAACGTCTTTACTGTATGAAATCTAATGATATTGTAATTAAATATGAACGTCAAGGAAACGAAGTTGAGCATAATCCAAGCTGGGCACAAAGCAGTTGAAGAACTTATTAAAGTTGCTAAAGAAGCTATTGTAGATTCAGATGATGATATATCCGCAGATCGTTTAAAAAACGCAGCTGCTACTAAAAAGCTAGCTATATTTGATGCTTTTGAAATACTTAATCGTATTGAAGAAGAAAATAATATATTAGATAATAAAATTACAGAAAAAAACGAAACTACTTTTAGTGGATTTGCTGAACGAAGATCTAAATAATGTATAAGCAAACTTTATATAAAATAGTTACACCTATAAAATCGCATGTCATTAAAAGACTTAATAAGTCTAGAAAATGGGAGTACGGTTATAATAAAGAATACAATATTATAGTGATAAGCAGAACCGGTCAAATCGGTGAGATTTATGAAATACAAAATCTTACAATTGCTTTACCACTAGAAGATAATTCACATAAAAGATCTAATAAAGTTTTAGAACAATATTGGGAGGTTTTTACACCAAGAAAAGAACTAAAAAATATTAAAACAATATTTGATTGGAAAGCTTATCCTTTAAAATTTAAAGAACAATTACACGACTACATAGATGAAGAATTTAGAAGAAGAGACGAAGGTTTTTGGTTTTATAACAAAGGTGTTCCTACCTATCTTACTGGTACTCATTACATGTACTTGCAGTGGTCCAAGATTGATGTTGGGCAAGCAGACTTTAGAGAAGCAAACAGATTATTCTTTATATTCTGGGAAGCTTGTAAAGCAGATAAACGCTGCTACGGAATGTGTTATCTTAAAAACAGACGGTCTGGTTTTTCATTCATGGCATCTGGAGAAACTGTCAACCTTGCCACTATCTCTAGTGATGCTAGATACGGTGTCTTATCAAAATCTGGGGCTGATGCGAAAAAAATGTTTACCGATAAAATTGTTCCAATTTCAGTCAACTACCCCTTTTTCTTCAAACCTATTCAAGACGGTATGGATAGGCCAAAAACAGAACTTGCTTACAGAGTTCCGGCATCTAGATTTACTAGAAAAAAACTTGATAACAACGAACAAATAGAAGAGATCGTTGGACTTGATACAACTATTGATTGGAAAAATACAGGTGACAATTCTTATGACGGAGAAAAGCTTGCACTACTAGTTCATGATGAAGCTGGAAAATGGGAAAAGCCAGAAAATATATTAAACAACTGGAGAGTTACTAAAACAACATTAAGATTAGGTTCTAGAATTATAGGAAAATGCATGATGGGTTCAACATCAAATGCTTTAGATAAAGGAGGTAGAAACTACAAAAAAATATATGATGACTCAAGCGTTAAAAAAAGAAACCGTAATGGACAGACTAGCTCAGGATTATATTCTTTGTTCATACCTATGGAATGGAACTACGAGGGATACATTGATGCTTATGGATACCCTGTCTTTGATACGCCACAGTCCACCACTAAAGGAATTGATGGTCAAAAAATTGAAATCGGCGTCATTGAACACTGGGAGAATGAGGTAGATGGCCTTAAGGAAGATCCTGATGCACTTAATGAATTATATAGACAGTTTCCACGTACAGAAAAACACGCCTTCAGAGATGAGACAAAACAATCTTTATTTAATCTAACTAAAATTTACGAACAAATAGATTACAACGAAGATTTAAAACATTCAAACGTTGTTACACGGGGTAATTTTCAATGGCAAGATGGAATACAAGATAGTAGTGTTATGTTTGCTCCAAGTAAGCAAGGTAGGTTTATGGTTTCATGGGTTCCTGCTAAACATCAACAAAATAGATATATAACTAAAAACGGTCAACGACATCCTGCTAATGAACACATGGGAGCTTTTGGTTGTGATAGTTATGATATATCGGGAACAGTAGATGGTAGAGGTTCTAAAGGATCACTTCATGGTTTAACAAAGTTTAGTATGGAAGATGCACCTGCTAACGTATTTTTTTTAGAATATATAGCTAGACCTCAAACAGCAGATATATTTTTTGAAGATGTTCTTATGGCATTACATTTTTATGGTATGCCAATACTAGCGGAAAATAACAAACCAAGATTATTATATTATTTAAAACGTAGAGGATATAGAAAATACTCTATGAATAGACCAGATAAAACTTTATATAAGTTATCTGTAGCAGAAAAAGAAATAGGTGGAATACCTAATTCAAGTCAAGATATAAAACAAGCACACGCAGCTGCAATAGAAGCATATATTGAAAGTTTTGTAGGTTACAACAACGAACAATATGGTTCTATGTTTTTTCAAAGAACACTAGAAGACTGGGCTGCTTTTGATATAAATAACAGAACTAAACACGATGCTTCAATTAGTTCTGGACTAGCGATAATGGCATGTAATAAGAATAAGTATAAACCTGTAGCAAGTGTTGAGAAAGAGAAAGTAAACCTTAATTTTTCAAGATATAATAACTATGGTGCGAAATCAAAAATAATAAAACAGAATGATCAATACTAGTAGTAATAGTGTCTTCCCAAGTCAGGTGGTACCTGAGGCGGAAAAGAGAAGTATAGAGTATGGGTTGCAAGTAGGGCAAGCTATTGAATATGAATGGTTTAGAGGAGGAAGAATAAATAGTAACAGATGGCAAACGGGATATGCTAATTTTGAAAGATTAAGATTATATGCTAGGGGTGAACAACCTATACAAAAATATAAAGATGAATTATCTATTAATGGTGATTTGTCTTATTTAAATTTAGACTGGAAGCCAGTACCTATTATACCTAAATTTGTAGATATAGTAGTTAATGGAATGAATGAAAAGAAATATGATATAAAGGCTTATGCTCAAGATCCTGAATCTCAAAAGCTTAGGACTAACTATGCAACTAACATAGCTAGAGATATGTATGCTCAGTCTTTAATACAGCAAGCAAAGCAAACAACGGGAGAAGATTTTTCATCTTCTAATCTACCACCTAGTGATCTTCCTCAAACAAAAGAAGAACTGGAATTACACATGCAGCTTAGTTATAAGCAGAGTATTGAAATTGCAGAAGAAGAAGTTATAGATAATATACTAGCTAAAAACAAATATGATCTAACAAGAAAAAGAGTTAATAATGATTTAACTGTTTTAGGTATTGGAGCTGTAAAAACTAATTTTAATAGAGCAAACGGTGTTTTATGTGAATATGTAGATCCTGCTGATTTAGTCTACTCTTACACTAAAGATCCTAATTTTGAAGATATTTATTATGCTGGAGAAATAAAAGTTATAACTTTGCCAGAACTTAAAAAATCATATCCTTTTTTAACAGATGAGCAATTATCAAAAATAGCAAAGTATCCAGGTCGTCAAGGAATGATGCGAGGGCGTAGTAACCGAAATGATTTAGTTCAGGTTATGTATTTTGAATATAAAACGTACATAGATCAAGTTTTTAAAATAAAACAAACTGAGCAAGGTTTAGAAAAAGCTTTAGAAAAACCGGATTTTTTTGCCCCACCACCTAGTGATAATTTTGACAGAGTGTCAAGAAGTATAGAGGTATTGTTTAGTGGCGCTAAAGTAATGGGTTTACCTGAAATGCTAGAATGGAAATTAGCTGAGAACATGACTAGACCTACGGCTGATACTACAAAAGTATATATGAATTATAATATATGTGCTCCCCATATGTACGAGGGAAGAATAGAATCTTTAGTAGGTAGAATGACGTCCTATGCAGATATGATTCAAATCACATCGTTAAAACTACAACAAGTGATTGCAAGAATGGTTCCTGATGGCGTATTTGTTGATGTGGATGGTTTAGCTGAAGTTGATCTAGGTAATGGTACAAATTATAATCCGCAGGAAGCATTAAATATGTATTTCCAAACTGGTAGTATAGTTGGTAGATCATTAACTCAAGATGGTGATCCTAATAGAGGTAAGGTGCCAATACAAGAGTTACAATCATCTAGTGGTAACGCAAAAATTAGTTCATTGATAAATGTTTATCAATACTATTTGCAGATGATAAGAGATGTAACTGGTCTTAATGAAGCTAGAGATGGTAGTATGCCTGAAAGAGATGCTTTAGTTGGATTACAAAAAATGGCAGTTAATGCTTCTAATGTAGCAACTAGACATATATTGGACGCAAGCTTATATCTTACTTTAAGAACTTGCGAAAACATAGCTTTGAGAGTTGCTGATTCTTTAGCTTATCCTTTAACAGCAAACGCTTTAAAAGAAAGTATTTCAGTTTACAACGTAGAAACTCTTAATGAAATATCAAAATTAAATTTACATGATTTTGGTATTTATCTAGAAATGGAACCTGATGAG